ATCCATCATCTGAAGATAACGATTTACTTGCTGATTTATCAGCGGTAGATACTTCTTAATGATTTTGGATTTTACTCCACCGTCTTTGAGCAAACTATACGAAAAATCGTAGTAGTTGATTAGGTCTTTTTTAGAAGCGAGTTCGTCGTATGTAGTTTTTAGATTGTCTTTGAAGGATTCTAACTTCTCATGTTCAGAATTTCGGTTTGCAAGGTTCTCGGTAAGAGTTTGAATTTCATTTTCAAGATTTCGGATTTGTCTCCGTAGTCCGTTAATCTTAATATTGTTTTGAGAAATGCCATTCGTTAATTTAGAAATCTCCTTCGATAGAGCGGTGAATTGACGCTCTCGCTCTTCTTCCTCTTTAATTGCCTCCTCTAGTTCTTTATAACCAGATTGCAACTCCTTTGCTTTATTTTGAGCGTCGGTAATTCTATTTATTCTAAAGGTCTCATCAATCTCTTGAGTGCAGGTAGGACAAACCGTATTTTCTGTGAAGAATTTATGCTCTTTAGTAATAGTCGATACTTTTTGAGATATTTTACCTTTCAGATTTCCCAACTTACGAAGCTTATCTGCATATCCAACTAACTTATCTTGCTCTCGGATATACTCATAAAGAGGTTCTTCCAGAGAAGTATTTTCATCCATATGTTGTTGAATTTCTTTATCCAAATCGGAAATTTTCCGATTATTGTTATCAATACTTTCTTTTCCTCTGTTCTCTAACTCTTCAATAAACTCTTCTTGCATCTTAAGTTTTTCTGCAAGAGATTGTTTCTTAAGATCCAGAACTTTAATCTCTTCCTTTGCCTGACGAATTTTCTCTTTGATAACCACATTCATAGAAGAGAAAATTTTAATGTCAAGCAAGTCCTCAATCACTTCGCGACGATTAGCAGCAGAAAGTTGCATGAAAGGAACGAAAGTACTAGAACCCAAAATAACAATCTGAGTAAAAGACTTATAGTTCATTTTCAGAACGTTTTGTTCCAACCATTTCTGTTGGTCCAATGCAGCAGCAGATTGGTCCAGAATAGAATTATTTCTCCATACTTCAAACAAGGCAGGTTTAATTCCGCGCACGATCTTCCATTCTGTTTTTCCAACAGAAAACTCAACCTCAACTTTACAATCCTTTTCATTTACGGAATTGATAAGTTGAGGTTTATTAATTTTACGAAATGGTTTTCCAAACAAAGAAAAGGTCAGAGCATCAAGAACAGTACTCTTACCTGCACCATTCGTACCAACGATCAAATTAGTTTTATTTTTTGTAAAGTCAACTTCAGTATATTGATTGCCGGTAGAAAGAAAATTTTTCCAACGAATAGTCTTAAATAAAATCATAACTAGAGTTATTTGGTGGAATTACAATATCATTTGGAGTAATAAGAGTGTATTGATATCCATGAAGTTCACATGTTTTTATCATCACATCATCTTCAATTTCAATTACATGCATTTCAGGGTATCCATCTTCTTCTAACATCATAGCATATCTTACAGCATCGTCCTCTTCTTCAAAGAGATATAAGATATGCTCTCCCTCATCATCAATTACTGAATATGCACCTTCTGTTTCTCTACCATTAATTGTTAAAATAAACATTAAACCAATTCACAAGCCTCCTGATAAATTTCTTGCATCATTTTCTGAATGGTAGATTTATCAAGATTAATTTCTGCCTCCTGAATATATCTATTCAAGATCGAAATAGTATCTTCACTTTCAAATGCTTCAAAATCTTCTGGTTCTTGAATATCGAAGTTTTCAATAATCTTAAGTTCTGCGATATTGGAAGAATAGAGTTTATCAATAAACTTTTCAAATTTTTTAGTATCTGACTTTTTACGAACAACTACTTTCACTATTTTATTTTCATACTCACGAGTATCAAATGTTTGATAGTTAGTATCCTCATAGTAAATATTATAAAACATTCTATAAGGATTATCTATAGCAATATGTTCTAATGTTTCTGTATCGAAAATTGTAAATCCCCGAGTATCATTTACGTCAGTCCAAAACATCTGGTAAGGATTTCCAAGATAGAATACATTTCCATTATTAGAACGAGTGTGGTAATGACCAGAAAATACCCTAGAGAAGTCTTTAAAAATATTTGCTTCAAGTCCATGTTCCATAATAATCTGACTATTTACACGGAATCCTTGAAGTTCTAGATGTCCCATAGCAACTTTTGCCTTGGTCTTTTTAATCATCTTAAGAGTCTTTTCTTCATTTTCCGAACAAATCCAGGGTAGAAGAAGAATATCAAGATTTCCAACTCTGATCTCACTCGGATCGGAATAAGTTTGAATATTTGGATAATCTTTCAGAAGAAGTTGTGGAGAATTTGTATTATTTGTGTTCTTATAATAACTGTCGTGATTACCAACAATCATATGAACCTGATAATTTTTAAGAGGTTCAAATACAACTCTTTTAGCCCACTCTAAACTTTGATAATCAATTGACTTACGACTATCAAAAGCATCGCCCATATGAATGACTGTATCAATCCCGTACTGTTCCAGCGTCGGGAAAAACACATTCTTGTAGAAAAGTTCAAAATAATCATGAAAAAGTTTTGAACCTTTTCTAGCACCATAGTGAGTGTCTGTGATGATAGCGATACGCATCAGTAACGAAGTTTTGAATGAACGTTGTCCTTGATGCTATTGTAATCGGAATAATTGCTTCCGTCAACCGTGTTGTCGTCTCCAAACACTTCAGAGTATCCAGAACGCTCAAGAATTTTATTTTTGATTTCTAATTGACGCTTTTCTCTTTGAATACGACGAAGAAAAGCATAGTGAATAATCTGAGTAAAGTATGCAAAAGGATTTTGTGACTTCTCGGGATTGAAATTATGAATATACTGGACACAATTTTCAATACCATCAGAAATCATATCTTCCTTGAACATATAGTTCACGAAGTTTGGCTTGAAGGAAAGATGATTTGCGATCTTCAGGAAGCACTCCCCAATGTAGCGAGGAATAGGAGGTTTTGGTTTCCCTTGGATTTCTGCAATTTCCTTGTCTTCGCGGTACTTAATTAGAGCTGCAAGAAACTCTTTGTTATTGACGTAATGCTCTGACCTCTTTCTCTTGGTCATGACTGCTGTGGTTATCATAAGTTTTTATCATTATTATGTATGGATTATAACATCTATACAAATAGTTGACAAGGTATTCAAATACCTGTACAATTACCTTTGTTGAGGTTGATAAGATTAGGTTTAGCTATTCTTATAAAGTTTCTCTAAGATCTCTTTAGCATCATTAACATTTGAGATGTATCCCATCTTTCTTGTTAGTTTTGCTTGATTTGTTTTTTCTTTATTTGATTGACGAATATAATTTTGATACATAATAATCATTTCTATATCTGATGATTCAGATAAAGTCAGAACATCTTCAAGATTAATAATAAACATATCTTCTGTAGAAGTTTTGATCCATGGTTCAATTTTATATCCAATCATTCCACTCCTACTCTTAACCTCTACTAGAACAATAGGATTGGAAATAATTAACATTGTCCTATCTTCTTCTTCTGATGCAGCGATCTTGCAGAATATTTCTTCACCTGTTTTTAATTTGACTGTAGCATAAAAGTCTTCTTCAATTCCCATTTTTCTTAAGTTGTATAGTTATTATTTCATAATTAAAATTTTCTTCATTATAGATTTTTATTCTTTCAATGAGATGATTTAAAGTATAATTTTTTCTTGAGTTGTATGTGCAATCATCTGCAATATCATAAAGTACTGCTTTTGTTTTATTTTTACCTTTTCTTAGCACTCTTCCAATTGATTGTAAATTCCTAACTCTTGATTTGCTAGGAGAAGAAAATATTACATTATGTAGATTTTTAATATTAATTCCGGTAGAAAAAGTTCCATAAGAAGCTACAATAATTGCATTATTTTCTCTTTCTGTAATTTCTCTAACCAACTCTCTTTCTTCGGTGTCGACACCGCCATGAACAAAAAATACTTTACGATCATCTCGCTTGTTAGTATTTATCTTTTCATATAAAACTGCTCCATGCGCTTCTACTCTGGAGAAAAGAACAAGAGTATTTCCTTTCAAATCTAAAGTAAGATTGGTTATAAATTTATTTCTTTGCTCATGAGAAATAAGATATTGTATTTCATCCTCATAGGTTTCAAATTTTTGAGGAGGATGCTTAAGCACAAGGCATCGAATATCCAACTGAGATAGATGTCCTTGTTGCATTAATTCATCAGTTCTTGTAACTTTATATGATGGTCCAAATAACCCTTCAAGAACCCATTTATGTGTTTGAGTTCCATCTAAAGTTCCGGTAAAACCAAATCTATACTTTGCATGATGAAGTTTAGTCATAATTTCAACTAGAGATTTGCTCTTGAACAAATGAGCTTCATCTCCTATAATCACATTGTAATCTTCAAAAAATGAACGTTCTAGTTTATATACTGATTGCCACGTAGTAATCGTAACAGAATGTTCATTTGTTTTTTCTCTTCCAGAATAGATACGGTGGCAATATGATTCAGCATCCCAACCATAGTCTAGAAAATCCTTATACATCTGTTCTACGAGAGATGTCGTTGGAACAACTAAAAGAATTTTTTGACCTTTATCTACGTAATATCTTACGAGAGAATAAATCATCAAAGATTTTCCTGATGCAGTGGGACTTATCAATAGTTTCCTATTGTGTCTCAATGCATCATATACACCCTCTATTTGATACTGTCGAGGAGAATGTGAGCAAATAGAGTGCATGTAATCTCTAACACCCTCAAATGATATATCTTCATTTACTTCAAAGGGTTGCCCATAGAATTTATTGGTTTCAAATTTGTATGAATATCCATATTGCTCACAAAAACTTACTAGTCTATCTAAAAGACCAACATAAATCTGCTTGGATCTAATATCATATAAATGTATCTCACCATTCCAGTATTTGTTTCTATACTGGGGCATAAATTTAGCCCCAGGAACTTCAAACTTAAAATGATCTCTTAATTCATACTCTATATGAGGTTCTGTTCTTATCTTTAAAAAAACTTCATTAGACTTGCTTATAATCAAATTCGTCGTATCAACCATAACCTGCCTGGAATTTTATAAATTCAATAGCATTCTTAATTTGGTAAGTTCTATTTTGAATAACCTTAAGAATACTCTCAATATAATTTAGGAGAGTTTCATAGTACTCAATTTTAAGAGATACTTGAGATAATTTTTCGTCAGAATCCAAATATCCTTGAAGCGTTTCTTTATCTCTTATCTTTTTGGGAAATGGATTTTCTAAATAAATTTCTGGATCTGCCTTTCCTGTAAAATATTCATATCTTTCATGACGAATTCTTTTTCTTTGTTGTTCTGCTTTTTTCTTCAATAGATTTATTGTATTATATAAATCAAAATATTTCGCATGAAGAGTTGGTATGTTTAAAGATTCTGTATGAAGATTATCTGGATCTATTTTTGAATCTTTCTCCCACATCTCTTGAATAGTTGCTAAATCAATACTCATAAATTATTTCCACTAAGATCAGTTATACTGTAGATAGTATACTTGAAACTTACATCTGCCGTAAAGTATGCAATATCCGTAGATGTTGCATCAAAGGTAAGAGTTCCTAACGAATAAGGAAACAAATCTTTAAAAACGACTTGAAAATTTGGAATAGAACTGCTTGTTAAGATCTGAAGGGTGCCGTCAGAATATATGTTCTGCCTATCTTTGGCATAATTCCCTTGAATCAATCCTTGATTTTCTAAATCTGCAAACTGCTGTAGATTTTCTGGATACCCTAATCCACGAATCCAATTTTGAATTTCCATATAATTTTCAAGATTTTCGTCAACCAAAAATCTTAAATTTAAATCACCAAAAACAATTTTATCTCCTGGAATGTCGATATCTTTCAAATATGTCGGTTGAAGAGCAATTCCAAGATTTAATTCGGGTATGTTTGCTTCATTACAAAAAAATGCAACTTTTGGACTTCTTTTTAAAGTAAATTTAAATCCTGTAGGGGATAGAAAATTTCTATTTTCAATCTGAGTTGCCATTGTTTTTTTAAATATTTAGATAAAAAAAAGGTGCCTTTCGGCACCTTTGAAAAATTGTGAGAAAGACTCACATGAGGTTTTTAACTGCAACACGTCTGTAGTAACGGTTGGAGTCAACCTGTAGTCTACCAAGACCCTGAGTGGTGCCTTCAGCGAATGGGTTGGAAACAAGACCATAACGGGTCTTAAAGCCAATCTTGGGCTGGAAGCTGTTCTCACCAACGGCACGTACCATTTGGAGAGGAACATATGGGCAGTAGAAGAGACCTGCATCATAAGGGGAAGAACCCTTATAACCTACGACATAATACTGGTTACCTGGTGCAGCGTTAGCTGAGGTCAAGTTAGCCGAATATGGGTCAATATAGACGCGGAACTTGCCCATCAGAGTACCAGCAAAGGTGTTGCCGGTATCATCGACATTCAGGTTAGCGTTGAGTGCAGGGGTGTAGTCGAGAACACCAGCCATGGTCAGTGCTGAAGCAACGTCAGCAGAGCACATGATGATGTTACCCTTTCCACGACGAGTTCTCTGAGCGATAGCGTTAGCATCTCTCTCAATTTGGAACAGAAGACCCTTGAACTTCTCAACTGACCAACGACCGTTGGAGTCAACGTCGAGGTCGAAGATACCTGGGGTTGCAACGTTCTGTACAGCACCCTGTTCAGCAACCTTATAGATGGTTCTGATGACTTCGCGGTTGATTTCAGCAAGAATCTCAGTTGAGAGAATGTTTGCTAATTCCGCTTCAGCATTCAGACCGTGGATTGCCTT